CGCTTCTCTTCAAAAATTTCTTTTCCATAGAAAAAGTATTCTCTATATGCTGAAGACATTGCTGAGACGCACTGAGCTTCTGCGGGAACACTCTTTGACATCACACAAATGGTAAGCATCTTATTTATGGAATCATGATCTAATGGAGCAAAATAAGCATTAGCATCCTTATCAAATACCCATGTCCTCTTTAAAAAAGAAATATCTTTTAAACCAACAAAAGGTACTGACTCAGCATCTTTATCTGCCATCGTATAAATTAAATCATACCGAAGAAAACACTCAGCAATAGCTGTATGATTATACTCTGGTAAGTTATCACTCACACCCATAACATTATCATCACCATAAGTAAATAAATTTACATAGTTTTGAAATTCAGAAGGATGTTTATGTGTTATCTCTACAAAAGCATATCGCATATATAGAGAGTTTACAAAACAATTCACAATTACCGTTAATGGGGAACCTGAAAGCATAGAACCTAAAAATTGTACCAAATCTCCATTATAATCCATTAAGGCTTTTATCATATCTGCAAATATACCATTGACAATCAATAAATCCTGTGCATTATATCCACTGGCTTCACAAATGCGAGTCATTATCCAACCGGACCAGCGAATAAATTCAGCATACATTCTTTTATCATATTCTTTGTAATCTCCATTAATAAACTTAGTATATTTACCATCTTTCGTCAAATATTTAAGAATGGCACCCCATTCATTTGATTGGCAAATTGTTCCTGGTCCTGCTTCAAAAACAAACTTATTATTTTGTATGAGTCGAATTATGGGAAGTAAATATTGTCTAACTACAATGGAATAACCAAAAGGGGCTCCTGCAAAGACTCTTGCTTTTCCTTCTTTATGTTTTTTCTCATTAACAGGTTCATCTTTGAGGTTAGCACAAAAGATAGGGTTAAATTTCTCTTGACGAAGATAACATTGCTTGATTTCATCACAGGTGTCTAATATTTCTTTATCCACCTTAACAGTGTTATCCTCTTGTAATTCTAAAAATTTCGCTTTAGATGTTTTATATGGATAACCAGCACTAGTTCCACGTTTAATTGAATCTATATACGCAACACCAGGTGCGCCATTAATAGCCGTATGAAGATCTAAAACATGAACCAATGTTAAATCATCAGCTGTTAATTTGCTCATAATATCATTAAGGAAGCTAGCAGCACAAGAGGAAATAATCAAATCATTCCACTTAAATTGATTATTGACATAAGCCTGAGCTCCAATATACCATGGTCTCCATGTTTTTAAATCAGGTGGGTACTTATTAATAATGTAACCGTGCTTTACGAACCAATCACAACAGAAAGTTTTAGTAACATTACTTTTCCTCTTTGGACGGAATCCCACAAAACTACCATACACTTGGGCTACCCCATCAGTAACAAAACGAAGTGGAGACTTAATATGTAAATCAGTAAGTTTCATATCTTTTGATGGGTAAGATAGTTTTATAACACCAGGTTGAAATTTAAACATTTCATCAATTGATTGTAAAATAGTTTTTGAATCATTAAAAGTTAAAGGTATACTATATGCAAAGTTGCCAATACCACTAAAGTGTATACCTGCTATAATATAACCATGACCGTTTTGTATAACAAGAGGAGTTCCGCAATCACCCACTTGTGTGGGTGAATCTACAATGTTTTTATAAACATCCATGGTTTGCCCCAGTTGAGTAAAGCTAACCTGTTCTATAAACTGAATTTGCTTACACTTTAAGATTTTATTATCAGAATTAGGTGTAATATAAAAACCAACATGCTTACCATGCAAATTCTCTTTTGGCATATATTTTGAAATATCTTTGCAGAATGGTAAAGCACCAAGAATAATATAACTTAAATCAGTGTTATATAGCTGAAATTGTTTTTTATGAACATTTAGAGTAATGGTGTTATGAATACCAATATTCTTTACCCCTGTTGTTACTGTAATAGTACACATATCTTGCACAAACTGATAAGCATGAGTATTAATTAAAAAAGTCTGACCTACTAAACCCAGGATATGAGTCTTAAGCACTTTAGAATTAGCTTCAATCTCAACTTTGAAGATATTTTTTGCTATTAATGAAGCAAATTGATTGATATCCATACCATTGACTGAACTTGTACCGATATTTAACTGCATTGGTGTTATCTCAAAACTTTTATCAAACCAAACATTATTGCGTTCATTCTCTTTAGCTTTGGGTTTAGAACCCTCAGATAAGTCACCTACTTCAGCTTTTGATACATTTTTTCCAAAATCATCAGAAAATATTTCAAAAGATTGTAAGTTTACTACTTCATTTACTTGCTTATAATATTTCCAAGCTTTATATACTGCTGAAGCTATAACAGTTACTGAGGTCGCAATAATAATTTGTTTTCTTGTCAACCAAGATTTACAAGTGCGAGCACCGACTCTACTAAAGAGTAATGTTGTGGATTGAAAATTTCCAAAACCTAATTTATACACTATATAATATAAAAAAGTTGTTATATAATTATCAAACCAATAATATAAGAAGCTCACGGAAGGTGCAAAGAGATATTGTAGGAAAAACATATATATATATGTTATTCCATGCACTAATACATCTTCAATAACTTGACTTTGCAAGTTCGCATCACAAGCACAATTAAGTCCATAACATTTTGAACAAACTGTTAAATTTTTCATGCGATTTACACTATTTTTTACTTGAGCTTGTTTCAATGTAAAGTCCTTAACTTCCTTTCCGAAAAATTGAAGAAACTCATAAACACTATCGGTTTTAAGCACTTCAGAATAACGCGTGCGGGATTCTTGATGCTCACATTGTAAACCAGATACACGCTCTACTTTCCAATTCCAAAAATCGGGTATATCATCATTTGGTAAATTAGAAGTGTCTAAAAAACCAGAGTCAGTTTTATACGCATCTTTTGGAGTTACCGTAATAACTAAAGGTAATCTCCTGCGAACAGCTAAAGGATAGTTAAAGTAAATATCGGCATTCAAATTCTTTTGATTTGTTGTAGCTATAACAAATTTACACCTTAGTGGTGTCTTTCCTTTATCTTCAATTGCAGCTTGGTCAACAACATATGGTATATTATTACAAATTTGAATAACTTCCATCACCGATAAATCTCCATTTGGAGCCTTATTGGGATGCATAAAAGCTATATCATCTATTAATAAACACCACATATATGATTTAAAACCATCCCAAAATTTAGAAATAGGATTTTTTGTGTATTTATAAATATCTTCATTAGGAAGATTTTGTAACTTAGCAAAGTAATTAAAAAGAAGCTCAACTATTGAACTTTTTCCAACACTAGACGCACCATTAATTAAAATAGAAAATGGAGCATCTCTACTTTCTCTAGCCTTTTGACTAGATAAGAAAGAGCATTGCATGAGAATTAGTTCATCAACATTATTCATAAGAATTTTCTTCTCATATTTATTTACTTTTGCATATTTAATCATATTTCTACCTTCTTCAATAGCTTTTTCTAATCGAAGAAAGAAATCACTCTCAGTAAATCCTGCAGCTTCAGGATCATTAAGAAGTAAACTTTGTTTTTTAAGAGTCCGATAATTATCAAACCACTCACCATATGTATCTTCTGAATGAAACATAGGGTGAAATGAACCTGTGGCTAAACATTGTACACCACGAGTGTAAATAAGAGATATTAATTCAATCAAGTCCTTAATAAAATCAGTCCCCTGAAATAACTTCTTCATTTCAAATAACTTCAATATACTCTTTGTTAAGATATTCATATCCTGACCTTCTTCACAAACACAAAAGCAAAGTAGAGCTGATAATATTTTGAGAAATTTTTTCAAAACAGCACTATTTTTAATCATATCATAATTATTAACAAAGTCCATGAAATTATAATTCATATCTTCACATTTATCTTCATCAGACTGAAAACATGAAATCATAGCAGCTGTTATATTAAACAATTCTTCCACATACATACTAGTAAATGATTTACCTGTACGTAATTTCAAAAATATAATCGTGGCTCTATGTTTAAAAGGGTTATTTTTAAAATTTATATAATCATGCTTGGCCTCCGTATAAAAATAGTAAATATCCTCAACCAACTTTAAAATAAATTCAATTGGTTGCCAATTAGTATCATTAACTACACCAACAATTGGTGTTAGGAAATCACTATTGTTAAAACATCTGATCAAATGTGATTTAAATGTTCGCACAGAGAAAGCTGAATATTTTTCTTCTTTTTTAGGTATAAAAGACTCAATTACACGAGCAAAGCCACAAAAAGAGCTTTGATATGTAGCATGAGACTTATTATAACACATCTTTTTCATCTCTCTTTCAAGATCCAACTCATGGAACTCTTCCATAAGTTGCTGTTCAGCTTCTTGAATAATGAAGCTAACATTAGGTAATAAAATTTTAAATGAATTCGAAAAATCTGTATTTAAATTCATAATTAAAGGTTAAGAGTTAAAAATTTAAAGCGTTATGGCCTACTGATCACCACTATTACTGCCCGTGAATAGGCACCCTTATCAGCATAGGGGTTAGAGCATTTTTAATTTTAACGACAACTAGTCTAAGGTTAAAATTGGTTAGATGATAGTTGTAGCGTGGCATAAAGAGGTTGGTAGTTGATCCTTATTTAAGAAATATAACAATTATAACTCAATTTGATAATATAGAGTAAAATTAATAGTTATCCAAAAAAGCAGTGACTAGATCACAAAAGCGTCCGTATGGTTAAGTGAAACACTATTTAATTTTAAATTATAATACGTCAAATGTAGCGATAAAATTATAGATCAAAAATATAGGGGTAAACAGCAACATTAATGCGCGTTTTACATGCATATGAGAGCTAACCTGCCCATCAAGTGGAACATATTTCAATATGATATTCTTTGACTATATTTAGCACGACTACTAATCAGATGACTGAAATTCGTCGACTATTTTAATTGTCTCAAAGAAATAAAACAATGACTACTAAATAGATTTACATCTATTGCTAGATGGGTACAAAAGTACCAGATGGGGCAAAGCCCCATACACCTCTTAGTCGGAAGAGGATAAACCGATAGGTCAAAAACCTAAACCTGTTTTTCTTAGATCCAGGAAACTAGAGTGTTTTAAAGATCACTAACTTAGCATGCTATTATAGAGAGCATGACAATCTCTAAGTGTTTTGTAGAGGTCTTCACCTCATAATCCTTTATTGCAGAAGGAATAACTGATTATGTTTTATACTT